AGATTAAAAATCCAATAGCTTACTCAACTTTTATGGAGGATTTCCAAATACATAAAACCAATCTGCAAACCAAAGGAGTTATTTAATGTCAGATGATTTTAATACAGAAGCTAAAAAAGACAGACCAGATCTTGGAGCTGCTTTTATAGCAACAAATAAAAAATCTCCACAGTCATACGATATGTCAGGAACTATTGTTGTTGATGGAGTTAAGCATCGTTTTGGAGCTTACAAACAAAAAGCTAGTGGAAAAGGCAAGATGGTTGAAGGTACAGAATTTTATACCTTCTATAGAGTAGAACTTGCCGATGAAGCTAATGGTGCTGGAGCTGCTGATACAAGCTTCAATCCAAGTGAGTTGGAGGCTTAAAGTGAATCCAGATAAATTCAAGAGTGTTGCTATTAATATTAAAACTTACCAGTTGCTTGAAGAGCTTTCTCAAAAGAGATTTGAGTTGCCGATAAGTATGTCAAAGACTGTTGAGTTCTATATCCAAAAAGGTCATGAAGATTTATCCAAAGGTAAGGATGCCAAGAAAAAAACTTCATAGCCGCCTGGAGGAACTGGAAAGTTCCAGACAAGATCAGTATGGATCATTTGAGGAGAATATGAATAAGATTGCTGCCTCTTGGTCCATACTCTTGGACAAACATTTAATTGAGCCAATTCAAGGATGGCAAGTTCCATTACTTTATGCTCAAGCAAAAATAATCAGATCCACACATAAATTTAAAGAAGATAGTTACGATGATGCTCTAGCTTACATCGTTCAAGCACATGACATGCACAAAGAAAAGTCAGAAGAGATTGATACCGATGAGTTACTTGGAGTGGAAACTAAACCAAGAACTAAATGGTAGATCTACTTTTGAAAAAGATGACAAATTTCAAATTGAATACAAGGAATGGTTAAAAAATGAGTACAGAAAAAAACCAGAGCCAAGAAATTAAAGTAGAAACAAACATAATTAATTTTCCTAACTGTAAAGAAAACCACCAGTTGGAAGAACACAGAAAATTAAATGACCAATTAATTAATTCAATAGCAACAAAGATGGCTCATAACAAATACGATCAGTTGCCTCTCATACAAGAAGAAATCTTATTATTAACTAATCATGGCGAAACAATAGAGTTTCCACCACTTATAGCAGCAAGACTTATTTCAGTTCTTGCTACTCAACTTAAACACAACTCATTGGAGGAATTTATATGAGAAAAAAAAGAGAAAGTTATATCTCTTACGATCAAGAGACATTTCTTAATACAAAGACTGGTCCATATCAGAGACTAGATAATACCGCTTGGTATTTAAAAAAGAAAAATACAAACGATGGAAAAGTAGGTTATTTTTTAAATCTACATACTAAATATCAACAAATGCCTGATGCTTGTTTTGCAGCAACAGCTGAAAGAACACCAGAGCTTAATGTTCCAGCTATACAAGAGCAAATCAAAAAATTTATGGAGGTCAATAATGAAAGTAATTAGAGACCAGAATTTTATAACTTTTTGTGAAATGCTTGGATCTAATATGAGGTTTTGCAGATTAAAATTTGGAATGCCGCAAAAGTCATTGGCATATCATATAGGTGTAAGTCATCAGAATGTTCAAAAGTATGAAGCTGGAGATATTATTCCATCAGCATATAGACTGAAACAGATTGCTGATTTTTATAAAGTTAAAACAGATGATTTAGTAGATCCAACTTTTATTCATAGATCTACAAAAACCAATGAAGCTTTAGATGCAGCACCATCATTTGATGCAACAAAGTATGAGGAGTTTGACGATGAATATCCTCCTGGAGCTGGTGCATTAGAAAACGATCCAAAGATGCAAGCTACTTACGATGCAATATTGGAGGATAAATAATGGCTATATATAAATCAGATCAATTTCATATTGATATTGAAGAGCAAGATTATCCAGATGCTGATTGTAAATTTATGATTAGCTTATGGCATACTCCAAAAGGTCTTGAGAGTAGAGAGCTCATTGCAATAGGTCTATCAGATAACATGCCTAAAGTTCAGAGCACCAGGAACAAAGGCAATGTTGTTGAAAGTGTAACTAAACCACACAATTTAGAAATACCAAATGTCCAAAATAATTAAAACTATAACTGGAGAAGCGGCTTTTGTTTTAGAAGAAACTTTTGATAGTGAAGAAAAAGCAACTGAAGGAACAGAGCCTCTCTCCCAGGAGGTCAAAGATATGGAAATAAAAATTAATAATACAAAGTGGAGAAAAAATGAACCTACCGCATAATTTACCAATAGACAGTAAAGTACAAAGATTAAAAAGAAGATACCAAGGATTGAGTAGAGTAGCAGCAGCTATAAATGATTTATATATTTATGGTGTTTATCCTTCTAATTTTCCAAATTTAACTGTTGTTCTTGAGCAAGCAAAAGATCATTGCAAAGAAATTATAAAAGAAACCAAAGCAGAAATAGCATTTATTGAAAATCCTAATGGAATGTATGACCTGGTTATGGATGAAGTGTTAGATGATGCTGATAGAGAAACTGCACAAAAGATTGATGAAAATTAAAATAGCTGAAAAAATAATATTAGATAGAAACCACCAACATATTATCGGTGCATTAAATAAGAAAATAGAAAAGCTAGAAAAAGATAATAAAGAGATGGCTAATATAGAGAAGCAGCACCAATATATGAATGGAGAACTACATAAAGAAGTATCTAAATTAAAAAAAGAAAATGAATATCTTAAAAAAGAGAATGTAATTATTAGAGAAGGTAACGAACATCTTAAAATTTATAGAGATAAATTAGTTGATGTATTGGAAATAGCTCTAACTCATGAGCCAAAAAGAGATGGTTATAAGATTGAATTGAATGAGCTTACAGATAAAGGTCCAAAGAGTTTATACAAAATAAGCTGCAATGGTGTTCCTACTTATAGAAATATTATAAATTTTAAAAAATAATCCTTACACAGAGCCACAGAGACTGCGATCTTGCAGCCTCCATGAACTTCTGTACTTAATTATTTATGTGAAATTACTTGTGAAAGTAGATTAGCACCAGTTGCATCTTCTTTAGCAGCAGCTAATTCATTCTCTACTTCTTCAGTCATTGCTAAAACTTTATTGCCATAAATTTCAGCAGTTGTTGAAAACTGCGTATGACCAACAATAGTTCTAACTTGGTTTTGATTTAATATTCCATGTTTATTCATTGCAGCAATTAAATGACTTGCTAATCTATGTCTAAACATTTTAGTTGGAGATCCTTTTAATGGAGAGGAGTTAATAACAACATGACCATCTCTTTTACAAGTGATGTCTGCTAATCCCATTCTAGCATAGACTTTCCAAACATTGGCATTGATGTATTTATAACATAATGGACCATTTAATTTAACACCTGGAAATAACCATACTGAATATTTATAGTTTTTATCCAAGTAGTCTAACCATTGAGTTAAAAAATCAAAAGCAGCTTTGCCAAATTTAATTGATCGTCTGCTTCCAGCATTTTTAGTTTGATTTAACCAACCACCTTCAGATGTAATCCAAACACCTTTGACATTTAATCTCTGGTTTTTAAGATCTACATTACATCTTTTTAATCCAGATAATTCTGAAGCTCTTAAACCAAATAAAAACAGCATACAAAATATTGCAAACTGATTTGAAGCATCAACAGATTTACCAAAGTCATTTTTTAAAGCTGTTAAAATTTCAACAATTTTAGCATCTTCCAATATAACAATATCTTTAGCATGCTTCAGCTCATGATCTTTAGGTTTAACATAACCAAACTTATCAATCTTAAAGGTAGTCATGCTCAAGTTAGGCTCTAAACCATCTGCATTAGCTTCTCTTAAAAAATACTTAATATCTTTAACTGTATTGTTTAAGGTTTTATATGGAACTCCATCATCTGATGCTTTCATTAAAAATGATTTCATGTGTTGGTTTCCAAAATCAGAAAGCAATACATCTTCATCATTAGTAATATTTTCATCTATAAGATTTGGACCATTAAGATATTTTTTTAATCTTAATCTAAAAGTAGTCTCATATCTGTTAGCTGATGTCTGTCTTATACCTTGGCTTTCCTGGTGCTCATTCTTTTTAGCATCAGCAAATTTATAAAAAGCATCAAGAAATTTAACACCTTTTAAATCAACTCTTTGTCTCTTATTTTCTTCAGCAGCTAATTTGGCTTCAAGTTGCTTTACCAGATTTTTAGCCTCTGTCTTATTAGCAAGTGGCTTATCAGATACAGTTTTTCTGTCTGATCTTCTTAATACAATCCACTTACCTCTTTTTTCGGTTATTCTATATATACTCATATATATTTTTCTAATCTGCTCAGATAACTATGCAAGCTTAGAGTAATTGAATTGATGGTCAACTGCTCTAAATATAACTAGTTGTAGTTGTTGCACCGCATTTATGGTGCAAGATGGTGCAAGCATTTATCAAATACATTTTATTATCTAAAATTGTATGAGATAATATGAACATTTAGATACTCCTTTCATTGTTAATTGTTTAACAACTTGGAGTGGAGGAGGCTTTGAACTTTAACAGTCAACTGCTCTACCAACTGAGCTACCGAGGAATGTTCAAGACAAGCAATACTTATTTCATATAATTATTTTTGTCAAAAACTTTCGGTGCAAAAATGGTGCAAGTTTTAAACTAAAAAACCAAATCACAGCTCCAAGTTATTTACTCTATAACATGAAATGAGAAAATCTTATATAGTTATTGCACCGCTATTTTAGATTCTTTTTAGAGGTGTATTACTTTTTTTTCTTCTTAAAAGCTGATTTCTTTTTGTGAGAATAAGCCTTTGTCTTTTTCTTTTTTTTGTACATTTTTATTCCTTGTATGTTCAGTCTGGCAATCCTTATCTGGTGGATAGCCTGGAGTTTGTATTCTGCAAAACCTTAAACCTTGAGCATCACAAATGAAGCTTTCAGTTTCAGTTTTACAGTAGTCGCACTTAACAGCTATGACTAGCTTCTTTCTTTTACGCATTAATTGTGTATTTGATTTAGTTTGTTAATCGGTCTATGTGATTATAAATTCTACCGATCTGTTTA